TCCACGATAAGAAGGCACAACACCTGCACGACACAGATAACCGCAATCAATCCAAGAAACTGTACGCACAAGGCCCGCAAAGCCAACATCCTTGCCATCTTCAGTAGCAATCCACCAGCTTCCAAAATTAGTGTCAACCGGTTGATCATAAGGAAGGCAAACGGCTTGAAGAGCCGACAATCTCTGTTGTACGGACTCTTTGCGGATGTCAACACGTTTCAGCATGCGCGTATTGAAAACGCGCAGTATTACGTGGTTATGACATTGTTAACCCGCTGGCATTTACTTCTTTAACACGGCGCTCCCAGCCCTTGCCAAATGTGCCCCATGTTTGAAGTGACTTGAGGTATTCCAAACGATATGCGCAGTAATCGTTGACAAGTTGTTTGGCGTCTTTGGCCTTGACCGCTTGTATGGTTTGATTGCCGATAGCGCCGTCAGCGGGTACGCCTACGCAGGCTTGAAGCCACTTGGCCGCACGGCCCGGGCCAGAGTTAATTGCCGCATCAAACACCACGTAGTCCACGCCTGCGGGCAGATCGTCGCCCTTTACCTTGTCCCAGTACTTGGTCTTGTACAGCGGGGCAACATCGGCAGGGGTCAACGCCCGCATGGCCTTTTCGTCCACTGTGTGACCACAATGTTCTTCCCATGTTGCTTTTGTACAGCCAAGGTTGGTCATCCCCCCGGGGTCAAGTTTGTTAAAAACGTATCCTCCTTCGTGGACGAGGACGGCGGCAAGGGCTTTTTGGAAGTTGTCTTTCATACTGTTGGCGTCGATTGGTGGAGCATTTGATCTTTGGCCTGAGAACCTGCGCTGCTACCGAAGTAGAAGGCGATGATGCCTGTCCATGCGGTGCCGAGTGAACCGAGCATGATGTCGATCTGAGGGGCGTGTTCAATCTTGCCGTACATCAAACCAAACAGGATGCCGAAGAAACCGAGTGTGACACCGATGGCCAATGTAGGCGGTAGATAGCTTTTGGTAGCTACCTGCATCTCACGAGCAGACTTCCTGTCGTCGTTGCCCAGCTTGGCAAAGTCAAGACCCATCTCCTGCGCTCGAGCGGCCATCTGAAGTTCGGCTTGCTTGAGTTGCATGATCTGATCGGCAGACATCTTGCCGCTGTCAATCGTGGCCTGAACGTCTTTGGGGTCGATTCCGACAGCTTTGGAAATGGCGTCAACGGCCAGACCAGCCAACGGGCCACCAAGGGCTGTGGCAATCGTAGGGGCAACTTGTTCTAACCAACTCATGTCAACTCCTTAAAAGGGTAAATAACTTAACGCTTTGTCCATTGCGCGCTTGGCGAGGGGTTCGGGAAGCACGTAAACAAAGTCCAAAAACCACCAGATGCAGGCCACATAGCAGAACAGCTTGAACCACTTTTTAAAGCCTGCAACGATCTCATCCATGTGCCCTCAGCTGGTAGATGCCGTAGCCCACCATGCCGATCAGCAACACGCCAGCCAGCGACCCCAGCACAATCTCAAGAGCTTCTTGCGCTTCTTTTTTCTTCTTGGCCGCAGCATCTTTTTCGCGCTTGGCCGACTTGGCAAACTCCGCTTCCATCGTGGCAGCACGGGCTTTGATGCGATTCCAGAGTTCCATGTGGTTAGGGTAAAACAGTTTGTTTTTGACGTCTTCTTCAAACTGCCTACTGCGCTCCAGCGCCATTTCAATTTCCATCGCTTTGCCCAGCGCGGAACCCTTGAAGCCGCCGTTCTTGGACTCGACCACCACCTGTAGCGCGTTGGCCTTGGCGTCAAAGTATCGGCCCAAAAAAGGGCCGAGGGACTCTACGTTCTGAGCGGTATTCGCCGCCTTTTTGACAAGGTTGACCGCTGAGTTAATTGCGTCAAGTGCTTCTGACGGGTCGATTGGAATCATTACGTCACCTGCTGCTCCGGTTGATCCATTACTTTGTACTCTACGCCTGCCACTGGATTCTTAATGATGTTAAAAATGCGGGTGTTGTCTTCCAGCGCCATGATTTCATGTGGTTGCCCAGCAGGGAAATCAAGCAGTTGACCTGCTGTAGCCTCCATCTCCCAGTCATGTGAGTACGCCTTGATCCTGCCTCTCGCCACAATAGTGATGTGCGCTGTGTTTTTGTCATGGTTGTGCTTCGGAAGGATGTCGCCAGCCTTCTCAAAGTCGTACATGATTCCACGAATGGAACCAAGGTTTTCCAGTGGCTTACCCAACAACATTTGGAGAAGCTCCGGGTGCGGTTGTGTCAGTGGCAATAATCACAACCCAAGATTGTGTAGCTTCATCCCATTCGTAATACGGCGGATTTGGTGTGGGCATTGGAATTGGGGCTTTCCATTTATAAGAAAAGCTGTCCATTACCCATGATGGATATGGAGATGGCGGGGCAAAGCCTGCGCCTTCTGGGCCGTTAGGCAACCATAAGCCACCAATAACAGCATAGTTTTTGCGAAATGCTTTAGACTGATCTGGATCGGGTGTTGGTGGGTTACTGTTTGGGATGTAGTAAACCCCACCATTAGTGTTGTAGCTGGTTTGCACCCAACTTGCTGGATCACCCCAGTTTCCTGTGTCAACCTCAGCTTGGTCAATGACCAGCACCTGTTGTACGATGTTTTGATCGTTGATTTGTGCAAAATGGCTCATGCTGTGTACGTTCCAGAAGTTGTGAAGGTGTGGTATGTGTATCCACCAGCAGAAGTTACTGTTCCGCCCGTGCCACGTTGAGCGCCAAGGTAACGAATAATGACAATGCCCGAACCCCCATTTGCCCCACCTACTGTGTTGGCGTTTCCACCACCACCGCCGCCTGCACCCCGATTTGCAGTTCCAGACACTGGGCCGCCATTGCCTAAACCAAAGCCCTGACCACCACCGCCTGAACCGCCAGCGCCACCGTCACTGTCGTAGCCGCCATAGTCATATCCACCTCCACCACCGCCAGCATAAGTAGTGCCGTTTGACCATGTGGAGCCGCTACCACCATTACCAGTGCCGCGATATGCACGAATGCCAGCGGCCTGCCCAACACTACCAGCGCCTCCCCCGCCGCCACCTACACCTTGAAACTGACAACAGCAATATGTATAACCGCCGCCATCACCGCCAGCGTTACCTTGGCTGGGGGACGTAGATGGTGTATTACCAGCGCCGCCAGCACTACCGTTAGAACCACCGCCACCAGAGCCACCAGTACCTCCGCCCGTGCCACCACGTGTTGATGTAATAGAATTAAATGATGAATTGGTTCCAACGCCGCTATCTCCGCCACCACCACCAACGGTAGTTACATACATCGTGCCCGGAGAAACAGTGCCTCCAGCTACGGCTCGATAACCACCAGCACCCCCACCGCCGCCTTGTACATATCCGCCAGCACCACCAGCAACTACAAGATAGTCAACGGCGTAGGTAGACGGTGGTTGAGCCGCCACAGCAACAGCTTGAAGAATTCCACTCATGTCAGGCCCGATCCGTTAATGATCCAAGTGGTGCTGGTCATCTTGATGGCCGTAGCCGTACCGTACTGAGCCAGCGAACGTGTGCCAGTTGTCCCTGTACCGCCCAGATACAACGTGTCGGTCGTAATGGCAATCGAAACAACTTGCGAAGTCATGTTAATGAACGTCACCGCAGTGCCAACTGGGTAAGCCACAGAGCCGTTTGCAGGGATCGTAAACGTCCGAGCGTTGGCGTCTGTTGAGGGGTGCAAAATGGCTTTGCCGGAATCAGACAGCACCAGTGTGTAGTCCGTACTTTGGCTGTTAATTGGGATGTTCAAGTAACCAACAGCGTTTGTTCCGTCGGCAGTGCAGTTACTTAAATTGCCAGATGTTGGCGTGCCCAAAACAGGCGTGACAAACGTAGGACTGGTAGCCAAGGCAACTACAGTTCCCGAACCTGTTGTAGTGTAAGAAGTGCCCCAAGCAGAACCTGTTGAATTGGCAATCCCCGCACCGGGGTAAGAAACTGCGGTAGGAGATACCCATGCTGGCACACCCGCCACAACCGTCAGAACTTGATTTGTTGTTCCAATTCCCAGCTTGGAAATGGCTGTGGTTGTACTTGCGTAGAACGTATCGCCAATGGCAAAAGATGTTTGGCCTGTACCGCCCGAGGTAGCAGGTAACGCCGTGCCCAATGATATGGCCGGAAGATAGTCCGTTTGTACACTGACATCAGTGCCGTTGTTGTACACAACAAGCCGCTTACCAGCAGGCACTGCCACACCTGTTAGGCCAGAGACTTTGACTGTAACCGTGTAACTTGAACCGTTGATGATGACGTAAGGCTTCTGGATTGCCGGAACATTGATTGTGCCTGCTGCGGACACCGCTCCTGCTGCAATGTTTAAACAAAGTGCCCGAGCGTTCTGGGCTGCACTGGTATTGGTAAGTGTTAGGGTTGCAACGTTGGCTGTGAAGTCTGAAGATGTTAGGGTAGCCATGCCCACAATGGCCTGCTCAATAGCTGTACCAATGTTTGTATTAGTGGTTGACCCCCACGTACCGGACTGTTCGCCCGTGCCAATCAGTTCAAATTTAAGGTTGGAATATGTACTGGACATTTACGTCTCCTGATTGCAAGCATTTTGCCAGTTTTGTGTTGCTTTGGCTATATTCATGTCAATCCGGCTCCACTAATTATCCAACGAGTGCTTGTCATCTTTACACAAGTAGCCATGCCGTTGGCTGCAAGAGTCCGACTGCCTGTAGTGCCAGCGCCAGCCAAGACCAGTGTGTCAGTAGTAATTGAAATTGTAATAACACCACCAGAAGTGTCATTGATAAATGTAATTGCTGTACCAATAGGGAACGCCACACTGGAGTTGGCAGGGATCGTCCAAGTTCTTGCAGTTGTGTCTGCGCCGGGGTGATAAATGTTTTTTCCAGCATCAGCCAAAACAAGTGTGTAGGCCGCGCTTTGACTGTTTTGTGGGATAACCAAGTAACCTACAGCGTTTGTACCGTCAGCGGTACAGCTACTTAAATTACCCGAGGTTGGAGTGCCCAAAACAGGAGTCACCAAAGTAGGCGATGTTGACAGTACATTGTTGCCAGAACCGGTAGATGTTGTTACCCCTGTGCCACCATAAGCAACGGCCATTGTTGTAGCGTTCCACGTGCCTGATGCTATGGTTCCCAAAGCAGAGGCATTACCGCTTGCATCCAAGTTAACTGATTTGCTGCTCGGGTACGTGACAAATACCGTTACCGTACCTACAAAAGTTACTGCGCTTCCAGAGTTGCTGGACGACAAAATGGTTGTGCGTGTCAGTGTTGGGCCAGTAGTGGAGTATGTTCCAATGCCAGCCTCCCAGTTTCCTGACGCATCTGTGGCGGCGTAGTACGTTGTATTTGTATTGCCAATAGACGAAAAAGACTGGTAGCCTGTTACTGCTCCCAACATGGTAAAGCTGACAGTAGTAACGGCTACTGCCGTTTCCTGTACGCGATCTTTTAAAACTAAAGCCATGTTTGTCCTTTATGCGTCGTGCAAGTCAATGATTGTCCAGCCCGCATCATCCGTGGTATCTACAAGCTGCCAGTTGGCCGTCTCAGCATCGTTAATCAATTGCCAGTTGGCTGTCTCGGCGTCGTTAATCAAACTCCAGTAGAACACTCCAAATGCGCCCAACTGGCCGTTTGCTTGTACGCCGATTATCGCTTTAGAACGAGACGTTGACAAGGAGCCAACAGCGCCTGTTGCGAATACTCCTGTAATTGCATACCCCTTGCCCGGCTGCACAGCACCGCACAATCCGGCAGCAGCCACACCCGTGAGCGCCACAGAAAGGGAAGGGCTAACAATACCAGCGTAACCGTTGGCCGCATCGCCTGTTGTTGGGTAGCTTGGTATACCAATAACTGTGCCCACAGACCCTGACGCGGAGACGCCGGAGAGGTTGGCCTGTTTACCTTGAGCAACTGTGCCCACCGAACCAGCCGCTTGAACACCCGTTAAACCGACTGAAATGTTTGCAGTCAGGGAACCAACTGCACCCGACGCAACCACCCCTGACAGACCAAAAACTTTATTTGGCGTAACTGTTCCAACCAAACCTGACGCCGCAAGACTGGACAAGGCAACAGAAGAGGCGGCGGACATCAGCCCCGTCAAACCAACTGCCGCGTCACCCGTTTCAGGAACTGGAAGCGTATAAACAACTGTGCCGGTAACGCCTGATGCTTGCACGCCCGACAATGCGACTGCAATATCTTGTACAACAGAACCAACAGTGCCAGATGCGGAAACACTTGTGATTTGCGCAAACTTACCGATTGTGCCGACAACCGTACCCACAGAACCAGCGGCTGCAACTCCGCTAATTGCTACAGATTGATTGGAAACAACGGTACCCGCATAACCGTTGGCGTGAACTTCATTGATTTCAGGGTTTGGCCTTGGGTCAACTCCACCAATATCGGGGTGGCACAGAACACCAGTCAGCGTTACTGATGGGTTTTGTGTAACCGTGCCTACTGAGCCTGCGGCTTGAACACCCGTAATTGCTACGGTGATGTTTGAAGTTTCGGTGCCAGTTAAACCCGCCGCTTGAACACCAGCCAAACTAGAAGATGGGTTTTGTGCGACAGTACCAACCGAGCCAGACGCAGAAACACCAGTAATCGAGGCAGATTGATTGACCGTTGCAACAATCGTACCTAACAAGCCAGCAGCCGCCACCCCACTCAACGCAACAGCATGGCTTTGAGTCAGAGTGCCAACCGACCCCGCAGCCGCAACTCCTGTTAAAGCAACAGAAATATTAGGCGATGCTGTTCCGACCGCCCCAGATGCGGCAACTCCAGTGAGAGCAACGCTTTTTGCAACCGATCCAAGATCGGCAAACGGAGCGCCTGCAAATGGGGTAAATCCGAACATGGCCCTCCCCAGACCTAAAAATTAAATTAGGTCGTAGCGAGGCGCAGCAGAGCAGTAGTCGTTGTGTTGCTTGGCATGG